CTTTTCTTTTGATCCACTTAGATAGAATGTCAATAGGCGGTCCTTTTGTAGTAAAGCCTTTTCCTGGACTTGACTGTGTTTTGCCGTTATAGTTAGTAAATGAACGCTTAGTTTTATTTCCTGAAACACCTTTATCTAAAAATTCCCCATATTCATCCATGTAGAACTGAGTGCTAAATCCTGTTGCAGTAGGTACTACTTTAAATCTAATTGACTTTCCTAATGCTGTATCTCCTTTTTCTTTTTTTAAAAGAGCTTTAGAGTCTTTCACAACTTGACCTCCAAAAGAATTTAAGTATCTTTCTATATTCTTGGTGTCCATTAGATACTTGCTACAAAGACTGCTACTTGTGGATTGTAAACTACTCCTTCAGGTCTTACTTGTAAAGATGTTATATTTTCTAAAGTTGAAAAAGCAGGAGTTGTATCTTCTTCTCCTATTATTTCAGCTTCACCTCTTGGTATGATGTGAGATGTTCCTGGAGTAAGTCTTACTTGATAGTTTGTATTAGTAGTGACTACTCCTAACACTAAAGCACCAGCTGTATCTAAATTCGTTACTCTAATGTAGCGCACATTTTCTACATCAATAGCTCCTGCTGAAGTATAAGGAGCTGTATCAAAGACTGCTACTGTTGTAGTCTGAGAATGAATACAAGTTACTATTCTTTCAAATACATTATTAATTCCTGTTGTAGTTACTGAGTTAGTATTGCCTCGTAATGCTCCATTTAAGACTACTGATTCCGTAACCGTTGTTGTTAAGTCTGCCATAATTATAATTTTATTGTTATTTTAAAAAATCCTATTTCTATTTTATATTTTCCTATTCTAAATTTCATTATTTCCCTATGGGATTGTTAGCCATAGGAATTGTACAAGATTGAAAGTCATTCTGCACTACTATTCCTATTGAGAACACCCACCCTGTCAGTAGATTGTCAAAGCGTTCTGTGAATGGCTCTAAAGAAAACTCGCCATCTGTAAAGTAAACAGGTGCATTAATATCTTGAGTTCCATCTGATTCTGCTGACTGCCATTTACTATGCCTCATTATTGAGATAATATCAACACAAATCTGTAAGCATTGGCTAAGAACTTCTTGCTCATTACTTAGATTAGTTGCTGACTGCAAGTTAGCTTCAGTCCAATCTTCTTTCTGACTTACTGCATCCATTACAAAGAGCTGGAAGTTATACGTTAATTCTGAAGGGCTTGTAGCTACGCTTACTGGATTTATATGAAACAAAGGAAACAGAGTATTGACGCTCAAATCAATATCGTAAATATCTCCTGTTGTAGTAGTTGTAATCTGTCTATGCTCAACACCTAATTGTTTTAAGGTGTCTATGACGTTATTGTATGTCTTGTTAGCTATCATGTCTTTTTACTTTATCTTGTAAGTTCAAATCTGTTTCATAACACAACCAAGTTAAGCACTCCAAGAGGTTGAGCTTAGTTATTGCATCTAGTTTACTTATGTCTTGATTACAGAGCCTATGGAGGACACCGAACCATCCCCACTTTTCTGCAAAGCCTTCTCCTTTAGTTCCTCCACTATCTCCTGCGTCCGCTCCATCAAATATGATGGCAAAGTCATCAACAATTCCTTCCCTAAATGATAAAAAAAAACCAGTGCACTTTGCACTTGCTCTGCTGACATCTTCTTCATTTCTTCTGCCCTTATAGTTATGTTTCCATCATACGCATCTATTACATAAACATCTCCACTCTTTTCTTTAATCGGTCTAAATAGTACCGCCATTAATTCAGGCATATTCTTTTCAAGTCCTCCTTTTATAAATGTTTCAATATCTGCATACTCACCGAGAGTCAGTTCTGATAGGTCAGGGTGCATAGCGTATTCTACTCCATCTATTTTAATTATCTTTTTTAAAGTAGTGTCTTGCTTACTTTGTAACTCCGCTACCTTGCCCATTATCACAGCTACATCTCTTAATGATAATTCCTTAATTAGCTGCTCAGGTATATCTGACAAAGCTGCTATTGTTTCTTCTGCTTCTTTAGTCTTACTTCCTGTTTCAATATCTATAATTTGTAACCATTTATCCAGAGTAACATCTGACCAAGAGCTAATTAGATTATAAGTTTCCTTCTTTCCTTCTTTTTTAATTTTTACTTTCATAGTTATAATATATAATAGAAATAGTTGTTATTTAGTTTATTCGTGTATATTTGCCAAGTTCTTCATATTCTTTCTTGTTAAAAGGGGTTGAGATTTTTGTTCTTGCCCCTTTTTTAATGCACAAAATACTTACCAGCATTAGGATTGTCTAAGTGGTAGATGACGTTATAACGGATTCCGTCTATTGCGTGGTTGTAGTTGTCAATGTATAATTTAGAGCCCTTATCTTGGTAGGCATAGTTGTTAAGCTCTTTAGCTATATTAGTTGATTCAGGTGTTACTACTAAATGATAATCTTGCATTCTAGTTATACCACTTTCAATCGTTCCTTTTTTAACTGGCTTAATGTTTACGCCCAAATGTTTTAAATCAGCAATTAAACGTGGTTCGCTGCTGTCGGCAATACAAAGTGTATCTGCTACTTTATCTAAAATGATTGCAGCTAGTTCGTGAGACTTCAATCCGTTACGATAAACTTCTTCTTTTAGATATATCTTTTTATGCTTCTTATCAATAGCAACAGAAGTTAAAGAATCAGGATCTATTGAGAAGCCAAAATCAAGCCCACAAGAAACCTGTAAGTTGTCAGGATTAAATTCTCCTATTGACCAAGACTCAAACACGACACCCTCTGCACGATCTAACCATTGTCCTAACAGTTTTTGCTTGTACTTCTTGAAGTTAGTATGCTTTATAGCTTCTACACGCTCTAGGAAGCTCTGTGAGAGGTTTTCTTTGTTGTCTAGGTATGTACTATGGATATAACATATATTGTCTTTAACGCCATTAAAACCTGCTTCAATTCCTTTGCCCTGAAAGAACCTCTCATAAATCCAATTATCTTTTGTAACAGGATTCAAAACTAGGATAATTCTATTCTGTATATTCTTTTCTCTAATACTTAGGTCTATTGTATCAAAGATATTCTCATCTACAAGCTCTTCAGCTTCATCTAAAATCCAGTTGGAAACGCCAGTAAGCGACTTAAGTGAAGCTGTCTGATTTCCTGCTGATGTCTTTATACCTCTAAATAGAATATCGGACTTGTTCTTTAGGTTTACTACTTCAGATTTCTTTACACTAAATACTTCATCATATCCTAATAGACTTATTTTTTCTAAGAACTCAGGTATTATTGAAAGACGTGCTGAGGTCATAGTGTATCTTGTAAAGAGTATTCTAATCCCTTCGCTCATAGTTAGCAAAGTTAGAAAGACTGTAACAGCAAAAGACTTCCCTGACCCTCTACCCCCTGTAATTATAAAGTACCTAGCTTCAGACTCAAAGAGTGGATTGTATTTCTTACTCAGTATCAGTTTCTATAAATGTTATAAGTGGCATATTAAGGCTTTCTTCATTTGAAGTAACATCAAGTCTTTGTTGTGGTTTGCCATAAAAGTATTCAAAGAATAACTTAACTGCCCATTGTTCTTTTTTCTCTAATCCTTTTTCTAATGACTCTAAAGCCATACTATTCATAGGTGTTAAATTCTCTATTAGCTTTTGTTCTTCTGCTTTACCTTTACGCCCTGCCCCCTGTCTTGCTCCACCGTTGTTTGTTCGTTTATCCATAATTGAAAAAGATTGATTATTCAATCCTATGTTATATAATAGAAATTAGCTGTATTCATTTGGCATCATTAATCTTATATCTAGTTCAGTTAAAGCCCATATCCTTATTTGGTCTGCATATACTTCAAAGTCTTTTGTATTCATTCTGGCTGTACTGTTTACTGTTTGAAGTCCTATCTGCTTATCGTTTATTTCTATGCTTTGCCATTCACTTGCAAACTTTACTTTTAAAGTGTCGTGCATTTCATCTGGAAAATATCCTAGCTCTGAGCCTAATGGTTGTACTATACACGCCCAATAATAATTGTTTTGCATTTGACTTCTATTGTTTCTTTGTTTCTTTACGCTAACTATATAATCACTCTCAAGTTCTTTTAGGTAATTAAAAAGACTTTGTTTATCTTGACTATTGTTTATTGCAAAGTTCATTAATAGTCATCATTTATTCCCCTATCACCTATCAATTTTTCTTTAGCTCCTGCCCAAAGACTATCACCTCTTTTTTTTTTACTTAAAGATTCTTCTGTCCTTTTAAGACTTGGTATTCCTTCTAAGGGTTCTGAGTCCATATACTTTCCACAAGAGCAGAGGGCTTCTTTGGTCTCCCATTCTCCGTCTATGTGAACTATTGTTGCTACTGATAGTTCTTTAGTCTTTCCACATTTACATTTATATTTTGTCATTTTCTGTTTGTAATAATCAGTTGGTATTGGCATCTTCTATCTCTTTTAATAATTGGGTAGGTGTGTAGATAGGTAGGTCATCATTGTAGTTTTTATATATACAAGTGAAGTGTTCATTCTTTCCTTGTTTCCAAGTCCAAAGAGTTTTAGTAGCTTTTTCAATCTGTTGTTTTAAAACCCATTTGATGCTTTTGTATTTTCTTTTCTCTTTCATAGTCTCTTTTTTTTAATTTAGTTCTATTGTTTTTTATGTATGGAGTTGGTTGTGCAAATCCAAACATCATTTTAAATGTTCCCATTGTTTTAGGGCAGTATAGTTTACTCATTATATTTATTATATAATTTTTTTATTCCATCATAGCAAGTTGCCATACAAGAACCGCAATTAGTTCCTGTTCCATAGTTAGTCATGTAAATAGTATTGTACAAAGTTATCATTCGTTTTTTAGCTTGTATGTCTTTTGCTCTGCCTGTCTTTAAGTCTTTCCAAAGGTCTAGTATTTCATCTATTATTTCTTGTGGTAGGTCATCAGGGGCTTCCATTACAAGACTTTTACCCCAATACTTCTGAGGACATTCCATTGGGGCAATTCTGGCCTTGATTTTCATGAAGCACTTACAAACGGTACAATTTCCTAAAAGACTTGAATAATAAACACAACCCTTACAGATAGCCATTCTATCTTCATACACGTTATTAGGAACAAAAAACTTATTCATCTGTCAATTCTTTTTTTAGTATTGTTCTTACTTTGTCTATTGTAGTAAAAAGACTGTTGCGACTTATTCCTGTTTTCTTTGCTAAAGTATCAAGGGTATTAGACTCATAGTAATAAAGCTCAAATACCTTTCTGTCATACCAATACATCTCACCTAACGCTGCATCAATTTTATCCAGCTTTTTAAATCCTATATTTTCAACAACTTCTTCAGGTATATTATAGAGGTTTTTATTTGGAGTTACTTCACCTGTTTCAATTACATCATAAGTTGCGTTGCTTGTAAACTTATCAATGTGAGTATAGTACTTTTTGTACTTATAATAAAATGGACTTCTTACACTCGTCAAAGACCTTCTTAAAACTACTGCACCATATCTTGTAATTCCATCTAAGCCGTCTTTGTCATATATTTTCTTTAGAGTATCAGGATTCATTTGTAAAAAGTAAAGCATACACTCCTGAACTGCGTCATCTACTTGTTCCTTATCCTGAGTAAGCCCATAGCACATTGTCCTGAATTTATCACTTAGCTTTGATATTTCAAGATATATCTTATTCATTTGGTTCTTCTAAGTTGTCTATTTTATCTACTGTCTCAATTACCATTTCATTAAGAACTGTTTTATATG